TATCGGCGGTGGTGGCGTAAAAAAGACCGCAAAACCTCAAAAAAAGAAGTATGGCGGCTCAATGAAAGCCAAGGGTATGGCCATGGGTGGCAAGATGAAGGCTAAAGGAATGAAGGCCGGAGGGAAGATGAAGGCCAAGGGAATGGCCATGGGCGGCAAGATGAAGGCCAAGGGAATGGCCATGGGCGGCAAGATGAAAGCCAAAGGAATGGCCATGGGCGGCAAAATGAAGGCTAAGGGCATGGCTATGGGCGGCAAAATGAAGGCTAAGGGCATGGCCAAGGCTAGACCCGCAAAGATGCGAGCACCTTCTAACAAAAATTCTGGCTTGTTCGGTAAATAGTGCCGTACCTACAAAGTAACATCCCGCATTTCAAATGCTGGGTGAGGCGCGAGTACACGCATAATCACAGTAAATACCATGGCGAGTTTCTCCACGCCATGGCTATCGCTGTTACTACCATGCCAACGCGGTGTCTTTCGTTTCAGGTCATATTTACTGGCGCAGAAACTTACGAAAACGACGACCCAAACATCCATGGTGGTGCAATGTGGGCTCGGATGCCCATCACGGCTTTGGTCGGTGATACACCCATGGAAGAGTGGCCGGAGCCTATGCCTGTTTGGGCAGCACAGCCTTGGGATTGTAGTTCCTACTATCATGCGGTGTATGTCCTTGATCGAGCGACACCCTGTCCATGGCTGGCCAAAATTGATGGTGAAATGTACCCCGCAAAATATTTGTTTACTGTCGATTATGCAGAAAATGAAATTGCCGACGATCCAGCGCAGCACAAACAAAGCCATGTTCTAGAGCTTTTAGATGCTGGCGAGTGGACTGGTAATATCGTGGCCCTGCCTAACAATCGTGTGAGGGTGACTCACCCCGCATGGTTTGAAACAGGTGACGGAGCCCCTGACTTTTTACCCTCTCAACATATTCATTACAGCAAATCTGACTTAGACTACACGCTAGATGTAAATCAAGTCTTTGATAATTTGTACGCGGGTGCAGAAGATGGCGACGAGCGGGAGTAAAGATTTTGAGCTTGACGTAGCAGATTACGTTGAGGAAGCGTTTGAGCGATGTGGTTTGGAGTTGCGCACTGGCTATGACTTGAAATCTGCGCAGCGGTCTTTGAATCTACTCTTAGCAGAATGGGCCAATCGTGGCCTTAACCAGTGGACGATCAAAGAGAAGACCATCGCCATGGTCAAAGACTCCGCTTCGTATACCATAGATTCAACCAATCCCACGGCTACAATTGATGTCTTAGATGTCTTCATACGTGAGACATTGCAAGGCACCACAACTGACGTGCCCCTAAGCCGAATGTCTCGCGCTGAATACTCTCACGTCGCTACAAAGTCCACGACGGGTAAGCCAAACCAATACTTTATCGATAAGCAATTGTCCCCGACGATTACGGTTTGGCCAGTCCCAGACAAGAACTCAACGTATACGGTATATCTCAATGTGCTCAGCCGCATGGATGATGCGGATGTGGGAGCGAATACCTTGGACGTGCCGTTCCGCTTTTATCCCTGCCTTGCAGCTGGGCTGGCATATTACATTGCACTGAAACGCGCACCAGAAAAGGTCCCTTTGCTCAAACAGCTTTACGAAGAAGAGTTTTTGCGAGCGTTGTCGCAAGATGAGCCTCGCTCCAGTTTCCGTATCGCGCCTGACATTCGTAACTACGACGTCGCGTAATGGCCTTTGCGAGCAACAAAAACAGCTACGGAATCTGTGATATTACGGGGTTTCGTTATCGTCTGAAGGATATGAAAAAGACGTGGGACGGCTTGTTAGTAGGGCCTGATCAATGGTCGCCAAAGCACCCTCAGTTGATGCGCAAGCCAACGCCTGTCGACCCGCAAGCAGTGAAAGACGCCCGAGTGGACCCTGCAAGTGATGGCAATGACGGCAATTTTTTTATGGTTTATACAAATGTGGGAAATGGTATACTAGGCACTGAGCTTACACCTTTTGAAATACAGAGCGCGATTGGCACAGTTGAGGTGACGACGTCATGAGTTTTACATTAGCGACACTTAAATCCACGGTCAAAGACTATCTGCAAGTCGATGAAACCACGTTTAACAACAATCTCAACACCTTCATCCAAGAGGCAGAAAGCCGCATTTTTAAGTTTGTTCAGTTGCCTGAGCAAAGAAAAAACGTCACCGGAACGCTTTCTAGTGGTAATCGGTTTTTAGCTACTCCGACTGATTTTTTCGCACCTTTTTCTTTAGCGGTGATCAGTAGTAGCAAGTATCATTACCTCGATTTTAAACACCCTTCTTTTATCAAAGAGTTCAGTCCCACAACGACGACACAGGCACGGCCAAAATATTACTCGTTGTTTGATGACACGGCTTTCGAATTATCCCCTGTGCCAGATACCGCTTACAGCGTAGAACTTCATTACTTGCACAAACCAAATTCGTTGACCGCAGGCGCAGATTCGGGGACAACCATCCTATCGACAGACCATCCCGATCCTTTATTGTATGGGACATTGGTGGAGGCTGCCGTCTTCTTAAAAGAGCCGCCTGACGTTGTGCAATCGTTTGAGGCTAGGTTTAAAGAAGGCATCGCTCGCATGAAGAATGTCAGTGAAGGGCGTGGTACGCGCGATGAATATCGCTACGATATGCTACGCTCTGGGGTGAGCTAATGTCTAAAATTCCAGAGTTGAAAGGGGCTGAGGTTGCAATCTTAGGCCTTGGAGCATCGCAGATAGACTATGTGATAAGTGTCGAAAACAGCAGAACTTGGGATGAAGTCTGGTGTATAAACTCGGCGTTTTCGGTTTTTGAGTGTGACCGAGTCTTCATGATGGACCCAGCATCACGATACCTTGACACGGAGGACGCAGGTAATCAGACCGACGTGATGCGGCGTCTGCTACCCTCGTTCACAAAAGCACCGATTTACTCTTGCGAGTTTGATGGCCGTGTGCCTGCACTAAAGCTATTCCCTATAGAAGAAGTGATTCAGGAGCAAAAATGTGCCTATTTGAACAACACGGTTGCTTACGCGATTGCCTTTGGTTTGTATAACGAGGTTGCCCACATGGATTTATTTGGGATGGACTTCAGCTACAAGCACAATCTGCACTTTGCAGAGGCAGGTCGAGCTTGCGTAGAATTTTGGGTGTCTCGTTGCATTTCAAACGGAGTAGGTATTGGGACCAGTCCTCGGTCTGCGTTACTTGATAGTAATGTTGAGCCGCACGAAAGGCTTTATGGCTATCACCGACTGGCCGACCCCTTAATGGTCACGACAGATCAGGAGGGCCACTTCCTCATATGCCAACAATCAAATTTTGAGGAAGCAAGTCGCAAGTACAATCTGCAAAAAATTGAAATGCCCTCAGCACCGGAGCCGTATAAAGGATGATTTCAAATTTTTCTGATGCGGCACTTGGGCAATTGATGGTTGCAACCACCGATCATGGCGGTCATCCACCTGAGTTTTGGGCAACCCATACGACAAACAAAATTGTATCGATATCGGAAAATGCTCCTCCTCACATCCGGCTGCAGGCTGAGGCTTTGCGTGATCATATTTACGAGGTAGTATTAGCGGGTATACAAAACGCAATTGTGAGTGCAAAAACGACTCAAACTGCTGAACTTACGAAACAAGGCCATCTTGACATGGCCAAAATTATTAAGGAGTTATGATGGCAATCACTTCTGCATTATGCACTTCGTTCAAGCAAGAGCTACTTGTCGGCACTCATAACTTTACCAATAGCTCTGGCAACACGTTTAAGTTGGCCTTGTACACGTCAAGCGCGACCTTGGGTGCGAGCACCACCGCGTTCACTACGACAGGTCAGGCTTCGGGCACAAATTACACGTCCGGCGGTGCCAACCTCACCAATGTGACGCCGACAACGTCAGGCACAACAGCCATCGTCGACTTTTCAGACTTGACATTTGGAACAGCCACTGTCACGGCTCGCGGAGCGCTTATTTACAATTCTTCGGCCAGCAACAAGGCAGTAGCCGCCGTCGATTTTGGCGGAGATAAGACCAGTACGGCAGGTAACTTTACCATTGTCTTTCCGTCGCCTACGGCTACAGGCGCGATCATTCGGCTTGCGTGATGCCCATCGATGCCTCTGCAAACCATAGAATTCAGGGCTGGGATCGACAAGGAATCCACTGATTATGCGGCTAAAGGTGGCTGGGTCGACGGCAACCTTATCCGCTTCCGTAAGGGTCGTGTTGAGAAACTTGGTGGCTGGAGCAAGCTTGGCACTGATTTTTTTCTTGGTATTGGTCGCGCTCTCCATAGCTGGATTAGC